ATGTCTAATTCACCCGTTGATAGAGATTCAAATTACATGTATTCTATGTGGGGAACCACAAAATTGGTAACAGACTATAAAAGTCTGGCAGAAAATGATAAAAAGAAGGTAATTCAAGAAATCATGCACGATGACATACCTTTTAAAAAGCATCATTTGAAAGAACAAAGTGAATTACACTCAAAAATTCGCAATGACGAGGATTATGATGATTGGGAATATGGAACAGAACCAAATTATGGCGTAGGTCTATAAATATTAGTACCTAAAATCTCTTTATAAATGGAAGTACAACGAATATCCAGAGGATTTAAGGATATTAGTCTATCATTTGATATGCATCCAGTCACTAAGGATATTCTTGTACTCAAAAATGAGGATGCAATCAGGAGATCGATACGAAATCTTGTACAAACCATTCCTAGTGAGAGATTTTTTAATCCCACAATCGGTGCAGATGTAAAAACAAGTTTATTTGACTTTGTTGATTTTGGTACTGCATCTGTTTTAGAGCAACAAATTAAGATTGCAATTGAAAATTATGAACCAAGGGTTGAAAGTCCACGTATTGTCGTGAATCCAAGACCTGATTTGAATGCTTTTGAAATTACCATAACATTTACAATCGTGGGATTAGAAGTTCCTAGTCAACAGTTTACATATATCCTAGAGGCAACAAGATAATATGCCTTTCACAAAGTTTACAAATCTAGATTTCGATCAGATAAAGACATCCATCAAGGACTATCTCCGTGCAAATTCAACGTTCACGGATTTTGACTTTGAAGGGTCAAATTTTTCTGTTTTAATCGACACTCTTGCATATAATACCTATATTACAGCATTCAACTCAAATATGATTGTAAACGAATCCTTTTTGGATTCGGCAACATTAAGAGAGAATGTTGTTTCTCTGGCAAGAAACGTTGGATATGTTCCTCGCTCTAGAAGTGCCGCAAAGGCAACTGTGTCCTTCAATATCACCTCTTCAAGCACTTCGGCACAGACTATACTCAAAGCAGGTTTGGTGTGCGTAGGAGCGGTTGACAATACCTCTTACACATTCTCTGTTCCAGAAGATATTACACGCAATAATGTAGGTGGTACAGCAGCATTTAATAATGTTGAAGTTTATCAGGGCATTTATTTAACTAAAGAATTTGTAGTTGATAATTCAACAGATCAGCGTTTTATTCTAAACAATTCAAATATTGATACAAGTACGATTGTTGTTAAGGTTGGAACTCGTGAATATAAGAAAGTCGATAATATTTTCACCGTTGATTCTAATTCAGAAATTTATCTCTTGCAAGAGATTGCAGATGAAAAATATGAATTATTGTTTGGTGATGGAATTATTGGTAAGAAACTAGAAACAGGAACAACTATCAAAGTCAGTTATATTACAACTGATGGCGAAGATGGCAATGGTCCATCATTATTCTCATATTCTGGAACAACTGTCGATAGTAATGATCTTCTTGTTACTCCATCTGGAACAGTAAACATTACAACAGTATCACGTGCTTCTGGTGGCAGCAGCATTGAAACAATCGAGTCTGTAAAATACTTTGCCCCAAGAGTTTACTCATCACAGTATCGTGCAGTAACAGCAAAGGACTATGAAGCAATTATTCAAACCATTTATCCAAATACAGAGTCTGTTTCTGTTGTTGGTGGTGAGGAACTAGATCCACCGCAATACGGTAAGGTTTTATTGAGTATTAAACCAAAAAACGGTACTTCGATTTCAGATTTTACAAAAACACAGATACTAAATGATTTAAAGCAATATTCAATATCTGGAATCAATCAGGAAATTATTGATCTAAAACTACTTTATGTTGAAGTTGATAGTGATGTTTATTATAACTCAACAAGAGTTAGTAATGTTCAAGATTTAAATTCAAAAATTATATCTTCATTGAATAAGTATTCGGAATCTGTTGATCTTAATAAGTTTGGTGGGAGATTTAAGTATAGTAAACTGCTTCAGGTTATTGATAATGTAGATACTGCAATTACTTCTAATATTACCAGAGTGAGAATGAGGAGAAATATAAACTGTGTTGTAAATACGTTTGCACAATATGAGATTTGCTTTGGAAATCAATTCCATAAGAATCTTAGTGGTTATAATATCAAGAGTACTGGATTTAAAATTCCCGGTGAGGCAGACACTGTATACTTTGTAGATGTTCCATCAGAAAGCAGCGATATTGGAATTCTTTCTGTTGTAAAACCAACTATTGATCCAAATACTTATGAGATTGTTAAAAAATCAATAGGAACCGTAAATTATACCAAAGGAGAAATCTTAATCAATACAATTAATATTATTTCAACATCACTTGCAGATAATATTGTTGAGATTCAGGCATATCCAGAATCAAATGATGTTATTGGTTTAAAAGATCTATATTTGGTTTTTGATGTTTCAAAAAGCACTATAAATATGGTTAAAGATACCATATCATCTGGGGAGCAAATCTCTGGTGTTGGTTTCCCTGTAAGATCAAGTTATTCAAACGGTAAGTTAACTAGGTAACGAGGAGATATGATTACAACTGGTTTTGACGCTAGAGTAAAAGTACAGCAAATTATTGAGAATCAGTTACCAGAATTTTTACTCAGCGAATCGCCAAAAAGTGTAGATTTTTTAAAGCAATATTATATCTCTCAGGAATTCCAGGGAGGACCAATTGATATTGCGGAAAATTTAGATCAATATCTAAATTTAAACAATCTAACACCAGAAGTTATCACTGGAATTACCACATTAACCAGTTCAGTAACTAATACTGATTCAACCATTTATGTTGAATCGACCAAAGGATTTCCAAAACAATATGGTCTATTTAAGATTGACAGTGAAATAATTACGTATACTGGCATTACAACTAATAGCTTCACTGGTTGTGTAAGAGGTTTCAGTGGAATTACTAGTTATAGAGATCAAATAAATCCAGAAGAGTTAGTATTTGCATCTTCATCAGCATCTACACACTCAAATCAATCTAGAGTTCATAATTTAAGTGCATTATTTTTAAAAGAATTTTATAAAAAAATCAAGTATTTACTTGCACCTGGATTTGAAGATGTAGATTTTGTTTCTACTCTTGATGTTAATAATTTTATAAAGAACGCCCGTAGTTTTTATCTTTCTAAAGGTACAGATGATTCCTTTAGAATCTTATTCAATGTTTTATACGGTATCACTCCAAAAGTTGTAAACCTTGAGAATTTTCTTTTAAAATCTTCCAGCGCAGAATTTATACGTAGAGAAGTATTAGTTGTAGATGTAATATCTGGCGATCCCGGAAAATTAGTAGGTCAGACAATAAGAAACATCGATAACACTGCTTCTGGTCCAGTCTCAGAAGTTGAAATTATTACAAGAAATAATAAATCTTACTATAAAATACAGTTGTTCTCTGGATATGATGAAAAGAGTTTAGTTCAAGGAACTTTTGAAATTACTCCTAAAACAATTGTTTCTGACAATGTATCTGTTGGATCTTCAGTCATTACTGTTGATAGTACGATTGGATTTTTGAATTCGGGTACTTTAATCTCCGGTTCAAACACCATTACATATACTGACAAGAGTATTAATCAATTTTTTGGTTGTGAAGGAGTAACAACTCCAATATCGCCATCATCGGATATTAGATCAAATCAAATCATTTTTGGATATGAAAATGGAGACCTCACAAAGAAAGTTGAACTAAGAGTTACTGGTGTTCTGTCTGGTATTGAAAATACTGAAGATCTATCCCTTCTTTTAGAAGGTGATAAGATTTCTGTAAAAAATCTTGGACAAAAGATTTTAAACAATAATAAAGATAATAAAGAATTTTCTTTTAATACCTGGATTTACAATACTAGATCTAGATATGAAATTGAGTCATTTTCAAATAACCAACTAATTTTATTTGAATTTCCAGACAAATCTAGTTTAAAAGTCGGAGATATTGTAGATATTTTAGATCGAAATTCTGAAAATATTGTTGTTGCGGATGCAATTGTAACATCAGTAACAAATAAATCAGGCGAAACACTTCCTAGACTTGTATTTTTAAATAAAAATATTACTGGAGTACAGTCAAATAGAAACTTAAGTATCAGAAGAAAATATAACTATGCAACTTCTTCCAATATCCCAGTAAATAATTCTAATATTCTTGCAAATGTTCAGAATACTTACATAGAAGATGATGCATATATGTATGTTGCATCAAACTCTCTACCAAGTTATCAAATAACAAAAAAATTATCTACAGCAAATATTAGTGTATCTCCATCTTCTATACTTGATGATATTTTCCAAAATTATAATCCATTAACAGATTTATACTCGGTATTATCTTTTAATGATGATGTTCCATTTATTACTGGAGATGCTGTAGTATATCACGGAGATAATGAAGTATTTCCCAATCTAGTATTTGGGCAGACATATTATGTTGAGGTTTTAGAAGATTCTGGAAGAAAAAATAAAATAAGATTGTATAATGCCAGATCATTTATTTTTGCTCAAAGTTTTGTTGAATTCGGAAGATATAGTGAACCTTCAAATCATAGTTTCACACTGCTGAGTCATTATAATAAATCCCTGTACCCCAAAAAATCTTTATTAAAATTTCCATTAGAACCAAATATTAAAACAGAATCCAATACTCCAACTAAAGTTGGCGCTATTGGAAAATTAATTAATGGTGTTGATATTATTAACTATAAGTCGAATGATAGAATTTATTCTGGTCCTATTGATTTATTGAAAATTTATAATGGAGGAAAAGATTATGATGTAATCAATCCACCTTCTGTTATTATATCTAATCCAGTTGGTTTTGGAACAACAGCATTAGCACAAGCGGTTGTTAGAGGATCTGTAAAATCTATTACTGTAGATCCACAAAACTTTAACATCAATAGGGTTCTTTCTGTTACAATTTCTGGTGGAAATGGTAATGGTGCGGAGTTAGAAGCAGTATTATCCAAACAATTCAGAGAAATTGAATTTAATGGAAATCAAACAGGAATTGCTGCAACTGGTGGTGTAGACATTGACAATGAAACAATCACATTTAATGGACCACATAATTTAGTAAGTGGTGAAAGAATAGTATATAATCCAGCAGGTAATCAACCTTTAGGAATTGGATCCTTTAAGTTTTCAAACACTAATCAAGAAAGATATTTGGTTAGTGGATCGGTTTATTATCCAGAAATTGTAAATACAAGATCAATCTATCTTTATGAAACTGAAGAAGATTATTCTGCAGGTATCAATACCGTAGGATTTACTACAATTAATACAGGCGGAACTCATAAATTTAGATTATTGGAATCTAAAAATGTAATTTCAGAAATAAAAATTTTAAATTCTGGAAGCGGATATGAGAATAGAAAATTAAATGTAAAACCAACTGGAATATCAACAGAATTAAATAAAATTACCTTTGAAAATCATGGATTTAAAGATGGTGATTTAATTAACTATTCATATGAATCTTCTGGTATTGTTGGTCTTTCATCTTTAAGTCAATATCGTATTATTAAATTAGATAATTCGAATTTTCAATTGGCTAATGCAGGTGTTACTGGTGCAGCAACAACAGATTTTGATAGAAAGAAGTTTGTAACTTTCGAAACTACTGGTCAAGGATATCAAATTTTTGAATATCCACCTGTAGAAGTTACTATTAATGCAGAATACTCTGGAATTGGCACAATTGTAGCAACTCCTCAAGTAAGAGGAGAAATTGTTGATGTATATCTGTATGAAAATGGAACCAATTATGGATCTACAATTCTAAACTTCCATAAAAACCCAGCAGTCACCATTAGAAATGGTGTTGGTGCAGAGTTAAAACCAATCTTAAAGGCGGGAAGACTTGTTGCAGTAGAAGTTCAAAATGGTGGTAAATATTATAATGCAGCACCTGATCTTAATGTAAATGGTACTGGATCTGGTGCTAAACTGAGAGCGGTTGTTCGAGATGGTGTTATTAAAGATGTAATCATCATCAATCAAGGTGTAAATTATGAAGAAAAAGATACTTCTATTTCTGTAATACCACCTGGAAGAAATGCTGTAATTGAATCCTCTGTTAGATATCTTAGTGTTAATAACCAATCAAGATTCTCTGATGAAATTCTAACAGACTACGAAAATAATCTTTCATATGGTGTAGTTGGATATTCCACAGATAGGGAAGGAGTTCAGTTCTCAGATCCAAAATCTGATACTGGTCACTCTAGAGTAGTTGGATGGGCTATTGACGGTAATCCAATTTATGGTCCATTTGGATATTCCGATCCAAAAGATGATAATTCAAAAATTATACCTTTACAAACTGGATATGAAGCATCATCTTCAAATATTCACAATAGGCCGAACAATTTTCCCATCGGATTTTTCATTGAAGACTACAAATATACAAACAATGGACATCTTGATGAGCATAATGGAAGATTTGCAAAAACTCCAGAATATCCAAATGGAACATATGCATATTACGTTGGAGTAGCAACTGCTTTCCCAAGTGGAAAACTTCTTCCAAAATTTCCTTATTTTATAGGCAATACATTTAAATCAGATCCAATAGATAGTAATCTGGATCAATCATTTGATTTTAATAGTTCAAAGTTAGTTAGAAACACTTTCCCATATAGAATATCGGAAAATAATTCTAAAAATGACTTTATTATCGAATCTAATAAGATTTTTAATCAGATTACAACAGTAGAATCAGTTTCCAAAGGTCAAATTGATTCTATAACTATTACAAATCCAGGATCTGATTATAGAGTTGGTAATTTATTAAGATTTGATAATGAGAATACTGGCGGCGGGGGTGCTTCGGCAGAAGTAAGTAAACTAAAGGGTTATTCAATTAGAAGTGTAGGAACTTCATATAATATTTTTGAAAACTCCGTCATTGAGTGGCAAGATAAAAATACCGTAAAAATTAATACTAGTGGTTATCACTCTTTAATTTCTGGAGATAATATTACTATTGCAGGTTTATCAACTTTTGTAAAAAATCTTTCTGGAACACACATAATAGGTGTTTCTTCAAATAGA